CTACTATAAGCTTCAAACTCTTTGAATATAATCTTAGGGAAACCTAGCAGCTGTCCCCACCGAGCAAGACCATGACCACCATCACGAGTAGGTTTAAAGAGGCGGGACAGGACAAGAGTATCAATTATATTCTTATCCTTAGAGAAGTCAGGTCTATTCATTATCCGTTGTATAACAGGGATATCAAAGCCTATGATGTTATGTCCTACTAAATCATCAGCACTCTCTAATAGATCACATCCTTCTTCTAATTGATTAGGGCCATAAGTGTAAATGGTTTTAGTATCTACATCCTGCGCCACAATACACCAGATCTTTGTAGCATCTAGTCCATCAGTCTCCACATCAAAAACAAGTCTTGTCATTTTATTCAAACCCCAATGCTACTAAGTCATCTTCTTTAGATACTTGTATGTCACTCATATCCATCTCATGTAACCTACCAGTATCATCATCGAACTTCAAGTGCGTAGCTACACCCACATCACCAGTGTATCTAGACTTCAATACACGGACACGAGTAGTCGAAGCTTCAATAGGATCATCAGACTGTTGGTTTCTTTCTAGTGAAATAACACAGTCGGATAGCTGAGCGATACTTTGTGATCCTCGTAGATGATTAAGACCTGTTTCAATACCATTCTCGTGGCCCTTGTTACCATCTACTCGACGAAGATGTGACACAAGAATAATACCAGCACCTGTTTCTTCTACAAGGGTTCTTAGTCGGTGCATGATAGCATCAATGGTACGCCTCTCGTCGCCTTCAGCTGATGTAGACACAAGCATATGTAGGTGGTCAATCACTACCCACTTACAGTCACAGCCTATAATCATAAACCGTAGCTTGCTAAAGATAGCCTCGATATCGTTGGCACCAAAGTGTGCGTGAATCCAAACACGATTAAAGTTATCCTTGTCATACATTATATCAAAGAAATTATCCAGCTCATCTTCAGTATAAGCATCTCTGATTCTATCAATATGCAGTTTAGCATTAGCCTCGACAGATAAGATACCATCAACTGTTCTGTTAAAGGTTTCTTCTAAGGCGATAACACCTACATTATGATCAGTAGTTTTGATAAGCCAATGCTCTAGCTCACGGGTAACACTAGATTTACCCAGACCTGTACCACCTGTCAAGGTGATAAGCTCACCAAGCCTGATGCCTTCTAGCTTCTCGTTCAAACCTTTCCAAGGGAATGGATAAGATACTTTCTTCTCTCTGTTTTTATACTTGTCCCTGTTTTCTGAGACACTTAGAACTCCTGAAGGTGTGTAAGTCTTTGCATCCCACCAACATTGTACAAAACGCTTATGCCCGTTAGCTTTTAATAGATCATTGGCATCCTTGAATCCTTCAGGGAATGTCAATATCTTTGCCTTACCCGGCTTCAATAGCCTAGCTACGTGCCTTGCTGCTTCCTTACCTACAGTGTCCATATCAAAGGCAATGACAACTTGATCAAAGCTTTCTAAGAACTCTAGGTTATCTCGTACATCCCGCTCTGCACCACCAGCACCATTCTTAACTGACACTACAGGCCACTGTGAACCAAGCAACTCGTAAGCTGCCATAGCATCACACTCTCCTTCGACTAGGGTTACAAACTTACCACCCTGCCTGAAGAGATTCTCCCCAAACAACCTAGCCTGTGTTGATATACCCTGCCATCTAAAGTCCTTGTTACCTACGAACCTAGTCTTGTAAGCAATGACATCGTTCTCTCCGTGGTAGGGATAGATATGTTTAAAGACATCACCAGCACTATCATGTGTTACTTTAACGCCGTACTTCTTAGCTGTTTCTAATGATATTTGCCGGTCTGTTAAGGCCGCAAACTGTCCTTCACTTGCAAACTTCTCTGGTTCTAAAGCTCTTTGAGTATTAGATATCATTACATTATCTCTAGTTGAGTTGTCTTCTACGTGTTTCTTTATGTATCCCTTACAAGAAAAACAGATCGCACTCCCATCAGTATTGATAGAGAGTGCATCACTGCTGGAACATAAAGGACATGGTTGATGCGTTTTAGCAAATGCCATTATCTTTTAATCCTCTTCGGTTACTAAAGCCTCTTCGTCTAAGTTGTTGTTCATAACTGTAATAAAGTTTTGCTTAGCAGCTAGTAGTACATTGGAACGCTTTGCAAGTGTGTCAAGCTCTTGCTGAACTTCAACCAAATAGTTGTAAGCTATCTTAGCCTCGTCGTTCAATAGCTCAACGTCGTATACGCCTGCTTCTGTTTTGTATGTAAAGTTACTCATATTTAAAACGCCATCCTGTCTTCAGTGAAAGGTGTGTTACTGTCGCCTTGCTCTACAAGTTCGAGAACCTGTAAGGCATGGATGCTTGGTCGTTTAATCTTCTTAATCTTACCGTAGTTTAAAGTAGCCCATTGGATTGCAACACGAGAACCGTTACCGATCTTATAGTCTACCCGTTGCTTGTCTGTATCAACAACAATAGGCGCGGTGTTTTCTGTACCATTATAGTTAGACGCCCACTTGTAGAAGGTGATAACAGGATCAGGTGTGTACTTACGTGAGCCTGCTTCATGCAAGCCAGCATTAAAACCTGCTTGTTTAAACTTCATAAAGACCTCATCGCTTACTGCAACATTAACTTCCCACCCAAACTTACCAGTACCGGGGTTCATTGACTCGTTGTAATCAGCAACAGGTGCATCCACATGTGCATAGTAAGCCACACCTTCGATAACTTCTGGAATACCGTCAATCATTTTCATTAGATACTTCTCCTAATTAATTTTAAACACTCTTCATAGCCGTTGGTATACTCACCAAATGATATGGCTACATTATCATCTGATAAAAAGGTAACTTGCATTGTCACCTTGTCTCTATACATATCACTTTCATATGTATTCTTAAACTTAAGAAGCTCTGCGTGTGTAACAATCTTCATGTCTACTACCACTCTCCTAGCCAGTTTATAAAATCAGGTATAAGATTTATAACATCATCTTGAGAAGCAGTCAAAGGTAATCTTTCTTTTGCAAAGACAATGAACCTTGCCTTGAGCTTCTCACTGGGTTGCTTTGTACCTAAGCTCATTGCAAAAGCATAAGCCCAAGCATCATCAATAAGTTCCTCCATTTATTTATCATCCTGCATTATAACTTTTGAATCCTTACCGAAACAATATATCTTTACTTGACCTCCTTCATCATCTGTGATGGTGATATCTATTGAAGCATACTCATGATCATCTGTTTCTGATGGGGTCTTTACCAACTTAATAGTAGTGGTTCGGTGTACAAAGATAGAATTATTAATAGCCATGCTGTTCTCCAAGTAAGGCGTTCCAAGATACTTTTAAATCTTCCAATGACTTTATCACATTATCAATATCAATAGCAACAGCTTTAGTCTCTACCTGTGCAGTGCTATGAGTCCTTTGATTGACTACCCTAGCAAAGGCCACAAGGCTCCCAGTCCAGTACCATGAGGTCATCATAGACTGTGGCAGTACCATCCTTGCCTGCTCAGGACATACACCCATGTCGAGTAGCTCTTTGTATACAGCCTGAAGCCTCAGCATAGCCCTGTGGTAGACATCCCCAGCCACACCGTTATGCTGGATAGGTTTAGCGGAAGATCCTTGCTTAACGTTATCAGCAGCCTGCCTCCATAGGTCTGGGACATGGAATGTAGGTGCATCACTAACGTACCTGCGGCTCACCTCATTCCAGACTAAGCCTACCTGATGTTTGACCAACTGTCTGGCTACAAACACCGGTGCCTCCACTAAGACTGTGACTTGCACATGAGCAAAGGGTGTCCAGTGTTGATGCTTTGCTAAGTAATTAATTAGCTTAGCGTCCTTAGCGGATAAAACAGACACCTTCTTATCAAAGCTAACACGTGCGCTGTTCACCACGGTAAGGTCGCTGCCCATGTGATCAATATAGTCTACACTACTCATGATTGGCTAACCATTCGTCGTACTCAGAGTGAGACATGAAGTATTTGAGTACTGTATCTATCGCTTTACGGTACTCAATGTCCTTCTCCGGTTCCAACTCTAAATGATAGCTTTGTTTAAGGGTTGAAATTACAAGCATATCCACACACTCATCCGTTATTTCAATATTCATCCGTAACTCCTTAGTTTATTTTCTATGTTAAATAGGTATTGAGAGTACCGATATACATGCTTATGTAAACTCATTCGCCTTGCCCCTTAAACGTGGGACGCTCATCCCATAGCTTCCGGCCAAAGCTAGCCTGCCACTGCTCGAGCCAGTCTAGTATCATCATGGTCTCATCACCCAAAGCTGTTCCTCTTCTGGTGATATACCAATGCTCCCGCGCATCCGGCATGCTAACGTACATACACCCAGCCGTTACCATCCACACCCCGTCGGCATCAGGCCAGTAAGCAAAGTCATAACCGTCTGACCTCTTGATGGTAAGTATCTCACAGTGTAGTGACTGAGTGCCTCGCAGGATTTGACTGCCGCGCATAATGCTGTTGCCGTACATACTACTGTTTTCGTACATACTGCTGCTGTCGTACATCCTACTGTTTTCGTACATAATGCTGTTGCCGTGCATACTGCTGTTGCCGCGCATACTACTGTTTTCGTACATACTGCTGCTGTCGTACATCCTACTGTTTTCGTACATAATGCTGTTGCCGTACATACTACTGTTTTCGTACATACCGCTGCTGTCGTACATAATGCTGTTGCCGTACATCCTGCTGTTGCCGTGCATACTGCTGTTTTCGCCTTGATATGTTTTCGTACCCTTAAAAACATCATTACTCATTTTACCACTCCGGTGCTGAATAGCTCTTGGTTTTTGTGTATATAGCCATACCGTCTAGCCCATATGCTGGGCAGACCATTATCATTTCAGGTAAACCCATTCCGTCTTTGTCTCCACCTTCACCACAGATAAAGAATGTGCCCGTCTTTTCTGCTTGAGAGTGAAACCAAACCTTCTTGAGTTTCTGAAACAGTTCGTATTCTTTTTCTGTAATTTCTTTCATAGCCTTGAACTCTCGTTAGTGTACTCAACCACTTTGGCGTGCTCGCCCCAGAGGTTGGCATGCTCTAATGCTTTTTCTTGTGTATCAAATAATTTTGCTTGCATTTCACTCATTTGTTACCTCCAAGTTTATCCTTGTCACCATCTGCGGCGCTCACCGCCGTAAATTCTCAAGGCCAGCTAAGACCACTTTCAATGCTATTGTCTTTCGGCAGA